ACATAATCTTTTCAAAGACTTCGTCTGTTTCAGTATTTTTAAACTCATACGTTGGCATCTAATATCTCTCCTAATCGATTATATGTTGATGGTATATCATAGCATAGATAATCATATATATACCAAATTAAAAATTGTCTTGATAACTTCTGATTAAACCATGACATATCTTTTATATATCCACGTAATTCAGTAAGTATTCTTAAGTCTTTTGTTATCCAATGATAATCAGGATATCCATGTGATATGATAGGAACATCATGCATCATACATTCAATACCCGCAGTTGTATTTTCTACAATAGCAAGTCTTGTTTTAGGTAATACACTATGGATTGATTCATATCCTGTTATCACTTGATGGCCGCTATCTTTCCATTTATCAATTTGTTTATTTAAATCTCTTATAATATGAGAAGCTTTTGTTATTCTTGGATGAAGTTTAATCACTAAGTTTTCGTCTTTAAGCTTATCGATAATCATACACATTTTTTTCCAATGATCACCAAAGCCAAAGCCATGTACGGTTTCATCTTCTGGCATTTGTCCTATAATAAGTATATGATCATCTCTTACGTTTTTAACATCATTCCATTTTAGCATAATAGAATCATCCCACTTATTTGCTCTTTGTTCTATTAAATCATTTACATAATTCCATTCGGTATTATCAATAACTCTGTTTTCAAAGGTTGGCTTATTAAAAGTAATTGAACTACTATTTGCATAGCCTAAGGTATCTATTTGAAAGTGTTTACTTGTAGGTGCTGTTGGTTTAAAGATAATAGAATTCTCTGGCATATCTGGTTCTAAATCTCTACATGTGTGATTATAAACATGAAGGTCTGCATCTTCTTCGACTTTTTCATATCCCATCATATCAAGAGCATGCTCTATACAGTTTGCTGCATAAGCAAAATTGCCTTTAAAGGTATATCGATGTTCGTATATCTTATATCGCATTAAACCACTTAGGTGTTTCTCTTTTTGTCCATACCATACTAAATCTTTTTTGTTTTGTTTGATAAAAATTACGATATGATTCTACAGCATCAGTACCACCAAGTCCAGTAACTACGCATTCTGGATTAGAACCCATTGCAAGTTTAAATGGTGTTTTACCTATCTTAATTTTATTTGGTAATGATTTAAGTATTTCTCTAAGCTTTGTATCTGTTGAATGTACTTTACCATATCGATAAGTATATTCATCACAAAGAGCAATAAAATGTTTGTAATGCCAGGTGTAATTGCAACAGCCTTCACGAGTCCATATTGTTGATGGATGATTAAAATGGCATGCTTTATAGAGTATATTCTCTCTTTGATCGTTAAGTTTCCAGTATTGTAGCATAGCGCCTGACTTAGATGGTCTACGTTCCATAACACCATCGACCATTCTGTGGACTGTTGATAGCATTTGAGCAGATTCAACAATCATTTTAACAACATGTTTGTCACATTGGTCTTGTGCTGCAATCACTGGATCATTATCTAATATAAAAATGTTCATAATATATATTATACCATAGTTTAAGGTATTTGTAAAGGTTTATTTTACAATAAGATTTGGAAAGGTTTCCATTACCATTTTTTTAGTAATGCCTTTATATTTCATACTTTTATCTTTTGCTGCAACTAAGAGATCTGCTTCTTCTGGATTAAGCGATTCTAAGAGATTAAGAAACAATCCTTCTCTTTTTAAAGGCTTCATTTCATTTGCGATTGGACCTTTAAAGAAATACTTAAATTGAGTATATGCTTTATTTAATACAGTATACTCGTATCCTTTTGGTGCATCGTCTCTTTTAAATGATGGTGCTCCGATTGGCAATGCAGATATTATTGTCTCGTCAAAATTGATTCTTAATATATCTGTAAGACCTGGTGATTTATTTTGTTGTAAAAAGCGCATACGATCGGCTTTTTTAACGATTTTTGAAGCTTCCTCTAAAACTTCTGATACTAATTTTCTAGCCATTGTAAAATTCCTCCACGACTTCAATCAAATGATTACATCTTTTCTTTATTAAATAGTTCAACACTTTCATATTCGGTGTTTTACCTTGTTCATTAAAAGTATTTATAATAGTTTCTTGAATGTTTTCTGGTATGTCAGTAAGATCGATAAGCTTTTTATTTCTTTGATAATTACGATATACTTCATCATCCATTGATTCTCTTAAGTTATCTGAGTTTTCTAACCAGGCATCAATCTTTGTTTGTCTCAGTGGTGTTTGATTTTTTTCTGTAATAAAGGTATCATCAGCTGAAAGAACATTTGGAATCCCATCTCCTGTATCTCCTCTCATAATATGATTAAATAAATATGTTCTTGGATTCTTGTCAGTTACAAACTTCTTTTGTATAGGACTATATTGTTTAACATTATTAAACTTTTGTAGTTGAATAAAGTCTTTATCAGATGATATAATCATAACTGGCTCAGCTTGACCAAACTCTTGTGTTTGCATTGTAAGTGTACCAATAACATCATCAGCTTCTACGCCTTCTAAATGAATTACTTTGTATGGCAAATAGTCTCTTATTTCATCTCTTACAGTATGTAAAATTCTAAAGATTTCAGTCCAGTCTTGTCCTGAACTATCTCTATTCTTTTTACGAGCTGCTTTATATTCTGGAAAGAATTCTTTTCTCCATGTATTCATACCATCGGCACAAATCACAAGTTGTCCATATTCTTCTCTATATCTTTTGTTGTACATACGTATACTATTAAGTATCATATGTCTTATCATGCTTTCATCATTGAGCTTTTGCACAATTATATTAGACAGCGCTATTTGGCTGTAATCAATCAGTATCATTATCTTCTGGTTCCTCGGGTGTAAACGTAAATTCTATATCACTATCTTCTGGTTCAAATACAAATTCAGAAATTTGATGATGAGTTTCTTCGTTTAAAAGAATCATTTCTTTAATTTTGATATAAGCATTATCCATTGTTTGATGTAAACCATGTGGCATGTTGTGCCAACGATTTAACATTGCGTTTATCATATTAACAATCACAAACATATCTCTTGACTCTTGTTTGGTCTCATCTCTAAAATCCATATCCATTAGGTCCGGACATACTTCACCAGTATTAATAAATTCTTCAAGTACTTCTAATAGAAAATGAGAGTTATTAACACATTCATCACTGAGATTATTTAAGAATTCAGTGTCTTCTTGTATTTGTTTTTCTTCCTTGGTAGGAAATTGTAATATTTTTGCCATTATATATCTATTATACCATACTTTTAGTCATTTGTAAACAAGTTTTTCACACTATTTCCACCAATTCTGCAATTAATTATACCGTTATAATATTTCTCGCTTAAGAGAACTTCTCTTTCAAATTGTTCTTTTGTTTCAAGGTATGAGCATTCGCCTTTCGATTTACAGAGATGTATAATCTCTCTATGAAAGAAGTCCTCTCCCATATTTTCGACATCTTGTTGTAAGTGTTTATTTGAACCGTAGTATGTACGCCAATCGGATTCGACTTTAAGCCTTTGGCGTCTCTTACGAGTTTTTGTAATAGGAAGCGTCTTTGCTTTCCAAAAGAATTTTTTACCAATGTATTTCCTAGCAGTGCCTCTATTTGTTATACAATAAACAAAACCATACCACACATCAGGAGTAAAATCTTCAGGAGGTTCAAATGTTCTGCCTTGGTATATCCAATTATTCGTCATTAAAATCTAATTCATCCAAATCATCGTCGGCTGGTTCGCCACAATGAGGACAAAAGTTTATTCGTGTTTCTCTATCATCAGGTTTTATGACTATGCGTGAATAACAATATTCGCACTCTAAAATCACAATTCTAAATCTACCAACGCTTTAAGTTCTGTGAAACCACCTATCTTATTTCCATCAAGAATAATTTGTGGAAAGGTTCTTGCACCTGGAAATGTTTCTAACATTTCTTCTCTTCCAAAATCTATTCCTAATTGTTTATATGTGTATTCCATATCCTCTCTTTCGCATAAAGCTTTTGCTTGATCGCAAAAAGGACAATTGTCTTTTCCGTATATCTCTACCATTATGTTCCTGTTGATGTGCTAGTTGATGTTGATGTACCAGTACCCGTTGTTGTAGTAGGTACTGTTGTTGTGGTTACATCCATATTTTCGAGCTCTTCAATAATTTGAGCTTCAATTTCAGCCTCTGTTTGAGTTGATGTTGATGTACCACTTAATGCTTGTCCTACTGCTGTAAGTACTGCTGCTGTTTGAGTTACTTGTGTAACATCAACTGCATTATCTGGTACTGGTGTTGATTGTTCTACTACAGGCTCTTCTGGTTCAGGATCAACCTCTTCCCAAAGGTTTCCATCCCATGCCCAAAGTAATGCTATTAATACTATTATTTCCATATATTTCTCCTAAAAGATTATTTATAAACCTATACAAATAACCCAATTAATTTAAATGATAATAACATAAATCCAAAGACTGCTATTTGAACTAATGACATAATAACTACCTGTTTCATTGGATGTACATCTACAATTCTTTCTATCCATGCCTCATTTGGTGAAAGATTAGCTATCTGTAATAGTTTTTCTTCTTTCACTATAAGCTCATTC